TGGTCAGGCAGCGAATGGGTTGCTGCAAGCTCGGCGGGTGGTGCTTCTTTAAATACGTTTAGATACACAGCAACGGCTGGTCAGACTACGTTCACTGGTGCCGATGATAATAGCACAACGATGAGCTATACTGTGGATAACCTAATAGTTACAGCAAACGGTATCGTACTCGAAGATGGTACAGATTACACTGCAAGCAATGGTTCATCTGTTGTACTTTCAGTTGCCGCTCTGGTTGGCGCTGAAATAAATATCATAGCGTTTAAATCTTTCACAACGGCTGACATGGTTTCAGCCACAAACGGTGGCACGTTTCAGAATAACGTCACCGTAAACGGAACGCTGTCAGCGACTGCATTTGCAGGCGTATCTTACACAGATTTAATAAATAAACCCGTCCTCGTAACTCAATCACAGTTAGATGACGTTGAAGCCTTAGCATTGGCAGGGATGTAACAAATGACAATTAATACAACTACACTTGAGGCTAACCTCACAACTAAAATCAACGCAACGTCTGGTAGCACGGATGGCAAGGAGTTCTTACTCTTAGGTAAGGCTGTTGAAGCACTTATTATCCCATCTAGTGTGACTGATATGACAACAGAAGGTGCTTCTCAGGTTACGGCAATCCAAGCCGCAGGTGCTGCTTATGCTCTTAAAGTAGAGGACGTTTTTACAGTATCAGGAATAACACCAGCACTAGACCCCGCTGATGGCACTATTCAGTTTTGGGCTTTATCTGCTTCTTCAACGCCAACTTTTGATAGCACATGGCAGAACGGGGAAAGTGTTACCTTTATGATTACAGACGGAACATCCTACACGATTACTTGGCCTACCACTAACTGGTTGGGTGGCGAAGCCCCAACACTTGAGGATGCAGGTCACAACGTATTTGTAATCTGGAAAGCTGGTAATGAGTTTTATGGCGCAAAAAGTGGTCTGTACGCATGAGAAGTCTAGCTAACAGATTGGTGACGGCTTCTTTCGGTGAAAGTATTGAGGTCATTGGTAGTGGCAGCGTTCAGAATGGTGATATTGCCATTGGAGGTACTGGAAGTGCAGTCAATACAAACTACTATCAGAACCAGCCTGGCTGGACGCTGGTCAGCAAAATACTGGGCGGCCAGTGGAACGGTCCTTCAACGCCTCAATACCAACACTGGGCAGGTTTGTATTATAAAGTCATAGCATTCGGGGACAGTAATATAGTTCCCGCTCATGATCGAACAGATGGTCCCCACGTATATAGGCTGAACAAACCTATAGTTAACGTAGTTGCTACACAGGTTGCTACTAGTAATTATGTTCAAACTAGAACCTTTAATGACCCTAATGATGACTCTGATGCTTACATAGCCGTTGATTTTGTTAACTTTTGGAACCCTCCCACCTCAAACCTTAGAACAACAAACGTACAACCCGACAATCTTAGTTATGCTGGGAATTATACAGGTAGAGGAGTTTACGCCAAAGGCTTCCTCACAGGTAGCGGTGTTTCTATCACCAACAGCGGTGGTGACTCTCAATATAATGGCTCGTTGCATCCTAGTATCACAACTCTTCTCAAACTATACGTTTAAAGGAACCTTACAATGTATATTAAAATTGCAGATGGTAACCAAACATCTTATTCCATTGGTCAACTACGCAAAGACAATTCTAATGTCTCATTTCCACGCAGTATTTCAGATGCTACGCTAGCAAGCTATGGCGTTTACCCTGTAACCACAGGCTCTACTCCAAGCCATGACCGACTGGTGCAAGACCTAGTAACAGCTACAGAGGCAACACAAGTTGATGGCGCTTGGACATACGTTACAACAGCCCAAGACAAAACTGGTGCTGCCCTTGAAGAAGGTGTTCGTCAAAAGCGAACAGGTCTTCTTATGGCTACTGACCACTATGGTATGAGCGATATTACCATGAGCGATGCTATGGCAACTTATCGCTCTCTTTTAAGGCACGTACCACAGCAAGCTGGCTTTCCTACTACCATCACTTGGCCGACAGCACTGGGAGATTAATAATGTCCAAAGCAAGAGATTTAAGTAAACTGGCAGGCGGAAGCTTTGCCACTGCAGCGCAGGGGGCTTTAGCAGCCTCTGCATTGCAGCCTACTGGTGATGGATCAGGTTTAAGTGGCATCTCAGGATCGGCAACCGCTATTGTTGCGCTTGCAGCGGCTCCCGCTGTAGGTGCGGAAGGGGCTGTCTACTACAACACAACCCTAGATATAATTTTCTTTTCTAACGGGAGTGCTTGGAAAGAAATACACCCAACTCCACCTACTGCAACTGGTGGAACGGTGACGTTAACCACAATCGCTTACCAACAAGCGTCTTTCACTTATGCTCTTGGAACAGATTTCAGTGACAATACTACTTCTGATGCGAATTTCACTTACAGTTTGGCTTCTGGCGCACTACCAACTGGCGTCACAATATCTGGCGTAAACCTAGTTAGTGACGGTGCAACATTCTCAGCGGCTGAAGCTAGAAGCTTTGTTATCACTGCCACGGATGAAGATGGCATGACCGTAAACCAGCAATACTCACTTAGTGCAGATGGACCACCACAAAACGCAAGTAGTGGAGAAGCTATATTTACCTCAAGCGGCACATGGACTGTCCCCGCAGGTGTTAGAGAAGTCTGTGTCGTCTGTGTCGGAGCGGGAGGATCAGGTACAGGGAACTATGGCGGCGGCGGATCAGGTGGCTGTCTGCAATATGGTAATACTATTTCGGTTACTGAAGGTGATACTCATTCGATTACCGTTGGAACAGGCGGGAATGCCCTTGCTGGAGGTGAAAGCTCCGCTGTTTTTGGCTCATTAGGTGTTTATGCTGGCGGCGGAACTGTTGGTTACGATAACAACGGAGCAGGAGCAATCTCAGCTACCTCGCGCAGCAGTAACGTCCCAAGTACAGGAGGCGGAAACAGCGGAGCGGGTGGCGGAGGCCTAGTAGCCCCTAACCCTTACGTTGCTGGAGGCGGCGGAGGAGCAGGTGGCTATTCTGGAAACGGCGGAAACGGCGCAGAATACAATAGTGCCGGAAGTGGCGGAAGTGGCGGAGCGGGTGGCGGAGGTGGTTCAAGAGCCTCAAGCCAGTATTGTGGATACAGTTGGGGCGCTGGCGGAGGTGGTGTTGGTCTAAACGGCCAAGGCGCTGACGGAGCGGGTGGCGCTTATGAACTCACCCCAGGTTGTAACCCCCCAGGCACCTACCCAGTGAGCGGCGGAGGTGGCGGTTCGGGAGGTGCTACCTCAACAAAATTTGGAGGCGCTCAATACGGCGGCGGCGGACCCTCTGGCTATACGGCGCAGCTACAAGGTGCAAATGGTGCAGTTCGGATAGTCTGGAAGACAGGCATACTTGGTAGCTTTTACTTCCCCTCAACAAACGTAGGAGCGTAAAATAATGTATAAACAAGTAGACTTCTTTTCAATAACCTCCCGCGTTGAAGCGGGTCACTGCAATTCTGAGTTTGAGGCTAGAGACGCTCGTTCTTACTTTCTCGCTTACACTGATTGGTTAGCAGTTTCAGACCGCACTATGACTGACGCCCATACAACATACCGTCAGGCTCTTCGTGCCATTCCAGAGCAATCAGGGTTCCCTACCGATATCATTTGGCCGTCAGTGCCTGAAGGGATACACCCATAATAATGCCTGAATTCAAAAGTTGGCACATTTCTAAAAGTGTCCCCGCAACTATTATCTTCGGCCTTGTAACGCAAGCCGCTGCAATCGTCTGGACAGTATCAATGATGCAAGCAGACATACAGCAAAACACAGAGAAGTTAATAAGCTTCTCTCAGCGTATAAATAAGGTCGAAGAGATGGTTCAGAGCCAAGCCGTAAGCATGGCCCGAATAGATGAAAATATTAAAGCCATTCGCCTAAGTGTGGAGAGAATGGCCATAAGGAAATAATATGAACCTCAACCCTATCGGCGGTATCGTCGATGGGCTTGCGAAAGGTTTAGATGAACTCTTCACATCTGATGAAGAACGGAAAGCTGCAAAGCTAAAACTAGCGGCACTGATGCAGCAACCTCACATACTCCAAGCAGTCGCAAACATTGAAGGTGCCAAGCATCGCTCGATATTTGTGGCTGGCTGGCGTCCAGCTATTGGCTGGGTCGCTGCCCTTGGCTTGGGCTATCAGTTCCTAATCTTACCCTTCGCCGGCCTAATAAACGCTTATGCAGAGCTACCTGCAGAACTCCCTAGCCTACAGGGAGATCAACTTATGACCCTAGTGCTTTCATTATTAGGCTTAGGTGGCATGAGAACATTCGAAAAATACAAAGGCGCATCAAAATGAGCGACAGTAACAAGCTACGAGACGCACTCTTAGTGCGCTTGAATAAAATAGTGGCGGATACACACGAAGAGCTACAGCCATCTATGGTTTCAGCATGTGTGAACTTCCTAAAAGCGTTCCCGCCTGAGTCTGAGCATGGTGACATGACAGGCTCCGTGGCCCTCCACGACTCTTTACAGAAATATGCAGGGAACATGCCATACAGGAGTTAAATTATGCTTAATCCTATGATGACAGGGGATGTCCCGCACTGGGAAACCTCATTCCCCAAAGAAGTCTGGGGAGCGTATGAAGACTTTAGGAACTTTCTGTTCTTAGTATGGCAACACTTAGGTCTCCCAGAGCCTACTCCTGCCCAGTACGAGATTGCTTTCCGTTTACAGCATGGTCTGGACACAGCGGAAGCTTCTGACATTTCAACTGGGGAGTTAGAACGCTTTAACAGAATGCCTCGCGAGGACATCATCCGATGCTTTCGATCTTTAGGGAAATCATACATCACCAGCGCCTACGGCCTGTGGCGTCTAATGAGAAACCCTAGAGACGAAAAGATAATGGTGGTCTCAGCGACAGGCTCTAAGTCTAAAGAGTTTGTTGCACAGACTAAAGGTATCGCACAGTCCATGCCTCTGGTTCAGTGGCTACTGGAAGGCCCTAGGGAGAGCGGAGCGACCCGTAGAGACATGGCAGAGCAGTTCGATGTCTCTGGTGCCTCGCTGTCTCAAAGTTACTCTGTAGTGGCCCGTGGTATCACAGGTCAGATTACAGGTTCCCGTGCGACATTGCTGATTGCAGATGACATTGAGGTTGAGCGTAACTCATTAACTGAGGAAGCGCGTAGACGGATCATCAAGATCGTGCAGTCAGACTTCGTTCCGATCACCAAGACAGAGCATGGTAAGGGAGACATCATCTTTCTGGGTACACCTCAGACTGAAGAGTCAATCTACAACACACTCGTTAAGGAGATGGGCTTCAGGTGTCTTACGATACCTGTTCGTTACCCCAATGTTGATAAGCTGAAGAACTATATTCTGACTGACACCCAGACAGGTGACAATGTAGACATCCTTGCACCCTATCTGAGACGTATGTTTGACGAAGAGAAGATATCTCATGGTCAATGTACCGACAGTAGGTTCGGAGATGAGGAGTTATTGCACATTGAGGCTAAGGGTAAGGCTTCATTTGCCCTACAATTTATGTTGGATACGTCTCTTTCGGATGCTGAACGCTACCCATTGAGGCAAGCAGACCTCATTGTGATGTCCTGTAACCCCCTCAAAGCCCCGCTTACGGTGCAATGGGGACGACACAACGACAAACACAACTACATTAAAGACATATCAAACCTTGGTTTCTCAGGAGACCACCTACTGCGTCCCCTCTTTGTGGACAGTGAGTGGGAACGGTATGAGTCAAAAGTACTATTCGTTGACCCATCAGGTCGTGGTAAAGATGAAACTGCTTGGGCCATCATAGGTGTACTAAACGGCATGATGTATGTCCTGCATGTTGCTGGTTTTGCTTCAGACCCTGCAGAAGCTATGGCTCGTATTGCTGTAGATGCCCGTAAGTATGACGTCCACACCGTTGAGGTGGAGCCAAACTATGGTCAAGGCATGTGGGTCACAGCGTTCCAACCGATCCTAAGTAACATATGGCCCGGTGGCTGTACCGTTAAGGAGTCGGAGTGGGCTAAAGGTCAGAAAGAAGGGCGTATCATTGATACACTCGAACCCGTCATGGCCCAACATCGCCTAGTATTTGATGAAGATATGGTCAGACGTGAGACTAAATCTGATGATCATACGTTCTCCCTAATGCATCAGCTTACACACATCACAAAAGACCGTGGAGCCTTACGACACGATGACCGCTTAGACGCTCTCAGTGGCGCTGTGGCGCACTTTCAGAGGTCTATGGGACAGGATGTAGCCGAAGCAGCTAAAGGCGTCCTACA